CTATAAAATAATTTTTGTATCTAGTTGAATCTCGGGCTCTTTCAGACCCTCACCATTCAGGGAGCGCCAGAGGGACCCATTGTTTTCCAGTTGGGCTATTTTATGTACCTTTACCCGCGCCTTGTCTGCCTTTGATCCGAAGACTGCGATGTCGATGGCGGCAAAGGGAGGGTCGGAAACGTTTCGATAAGTTGAGCGTGATTGAGGAGGAGTAGAGATGAAGTGCCCAAACGAACTACGCCAATGCCCACATGGGTGGACAGATTGCAAGTTATGCGCTAACTACGAACCCTGCCTTGCTGGAACATACGTCCCAGAAACCGAACTCACAGAATCAGAGCTAACCGTCGATCTTGGCATCCCCATCGTAGATGTGCCGTCCGTACTGCCTGTGGTACCTGTCGAGAGCGAACGAGGTACATGGTTCGATCGATTCTCTAGGATGTCCACGAGAGATCGTTGGGCTGAGATTGGTAAGTATCCTACTCCGAATCTTCAGACAGTCGAACCGTACAAGGCCATGGCCGGCGCGATTGTTCCCGGTGGCGGGGGGAAATGTAAGGTGCCACCGAAACCACCTTATAAAATGCCAGAATATCTAAAGAATTGGGGTCAGAAACCTTGACGAGGATTGACAGAGTATGATATATTGGAGGTGACGGTATGCCCTACTTTAAACGAGTGGGGCATACTTTATTTTGCATAACAAATACGAAAGGCGCTTCCAGTCGGGAGGCGTCTTTCGTTATGCCATTTTACATACGCAGGAATATCCTTTCTTTTGTCGAATAATAAGACAGAAAGGAAGGCGATGCAGATATGGGCAAAGGAAATTATTCTATAGGGTTTTATTTGGACGATAAGATAATTTACTTTGGAGCTAGCACCGAATTTATGAAAGCACACCCTGGTTGGAATAGAAAACTGGGCGTGGGCCAAAGGATTAACATAAGCGGTACGCAAAGAACAATAAATAAACTAGAAATTATTCGGCCTGAGTCTCCAGGAAAAACGACGGTCATAAAATGCAAACTAAAATAGTTAAGAGCCGAAAGGCTCTTTTCTTATGCCCATAAGGTGGTGATCATGATGTCTAAGCCAGCTTTTTCATGCGTAGGCTTCGAACCTAAGGAGATCGGACTCAATCCTAATTGCACCAACTGTAAAAACTGGAACGGAACATGTCTGGTTCGGAATTTATTAGACGAGTTGTATCAAGAAAGTCCCAAGTTCGATGCGTTTAATCATATGATGCGGAGTAATCGCGGAGTTAGGATAGATTAGGCAGACAAGGCGCGGGTAAGGGTACATAAAATAGCCCAACTGGAAAACAATGGGTCCCTCTGGCGCTCCCTGAATGGTGAGGGTCTGAAAGAGCCCGAGATTCAACTAGATACAAAAATTATTTTATAGGGCGTTTCGTTTCGCCAAAAGCAAGGAGGAGGGGATCAAATGCCTGACAATGGATTAGATGGTAAATTGGTTGGCAGTAATACCCTCGCTGGGCTTTTCGAAGTGACGACTCGTAGAATTCAGCAACTTACCAAGGAAGATATAATAACCTCCATAAAGGTCAAGGGTGCCAATCGTTATGAGTATGAACCAACGATAAAGCAGTACATCAAATACTTAAGCGACAAGGCTAATAATCGAGAGTCTAAGGATAGCGAAGCGATGAAAACGGAAGCTCGTAAATCAAAGGCTGAGGCAGACCTAAAGGAAAGCAAGGCGAGTATGGCAGCTCTTGAATTAAATGAGCTTGAGGGTAAAATGCATTGCAGCGAGGATGTCGAAGCGATGACAACGGATCTTGTTTTTGCGATCCGCGGCATGATCATGGCCTTACCTGGTAGACTTGCCATCGATGTGGCAAATATTAAAACGGCAGCCGAAGCATCTGAATGTATCAAAAAAGAATGTCACGGCATCCTCAATGATCTCGCGAACTATAAATACGATCCAGAGGAATACAAACGGCGGGTAAGAGATCGCAAAGGATGGAGAGACACAGGGGAAGATGTCGCGGAAGAATAGCTTAGCAATTGATAGGCTGAACTTAGCCGTTGCAAGTTCGCTTAAAAACTTCAGGCCCCCAGATGATTTAACCGTGGCAGGATGGGCAGATAGGAACCGCCGCCTCTCTCCTGAAACATCTGCGGAGGCAGGTCCGTGGCGAACATCAAGAACACCATATCTAAAGGATCCGATGGAGGCGTTCAATGATCCGAGGATTCATAAGATTGTAATGGTGGCAGCATCACAAATAGGTAAGTCGGAGTTAGAGCTTAATATAATTGGGTACATCATTGACCAAGATCCTGGTTCGATCCTATTCGTTCAACCAACAATTGAAGACGCAAGGAAGTTCTCCCGACTTCGCGTGGCTCCGATGATCAGGGATAGTAAGGTACTGAAGGCTAAGGTCTCAGACATCAAGACACGCGATAGTGGTAACACAATATTACAGAAGTCATTTCCAGGCGGCATGCTCACAATGACAGGTTCAAACAGCGCATCGGCACTCGCATCCACACCGGCACGGTACATACTCGGAGACGAACGTGATCGCTGGGCGCTAAGTGCAGGAACAGAAGGTGACCCATGGGCATTAGCTGAAGCAAGGCAGGCAACGTTCTATAACGCTAAAGCAATAGAGGTATCTACTCCAACAATTAAGGGGAGTAGTAATATCGAGTCATCATTTTACCAAGGCACTCAGGAGCGATGGTGTCACCAATGCCCTGAGTGCGAAGAATGGCACAGCATTGTATTCGGTAATGTGATATATGACCATGAAGTAGTTAAAGTAAATAATAAGGAAACCTACTATGTGACTATTAATGGCTGGGCATGTCCCTCATGTGGTTGTATATCCACTGAAGAAATCATGCGCAAGCAACCAGCAAAATGGATAGCCGATAATCCTGATGCCTATAGTAACGGTGTTCGGTCATTCTGGCTCAATGCCTTCGCTTCTCCATGGACTCCGTGGAGCAAGATAGCTCGAAAGTTTCTCGAAGCTGGACGTAATACAACGCGCCTAAAGGTAGTAGTGAATACCTTACTTGGTGAACTCTGGGAAGAACAAGGTGAAGGGGTAGAGTCAGAAGATCTGGTCAAGCGCCGAGAACGCTATGACTGCGAGGTACCGAAAGCTGTAATAGTTCTCACCGCGGGGGTTGACGTACAGGATAACCGGCTAGAGTACGAAATAGTAGGATGGGGACTAGGGTGTGAATCATGGGGAATCCAGTACGGCGTAATAATGGGAGACCCCGGTCAACTAACCGCAATCACGAATGCTGAGGGAGTCAAGATACCATCAGTATGGGAACTTCTTGACGCTGTGCTGACTAAACAATACACCCGTAACGATGGTCAAATACTACAAATTATGACAACATGCATCGACTCAGGTGGACACCATACTGAAACAGTTTATAAGTTTTGTAAACCTAGAGAGATTCGTAGAGTGTGGGCTATCAAGGGGAAGAGCGTAAGTGGTGCATCATTTATTAATCGTCCAAAAAAAAGAAATAGTGATGGTATATGGTTGTTTAGCATTGGAGTTGATGTAGGTAAAGACACTCTTACGTCAGGATTAAAGATAGAATTCGAAGGCCCTGGATATTGCCACTTCCCAATCGATGCAGGGAAGGGTTATGACCGGGCCTATTTTGATGGATTAACATCAGAGCATCGCGTCACACGATGGGTTAAGGGGCAGGCAAAGCTTAACTGGGAAAAGCGCACATCAGGAGCACGGAATGAGCCATTTGACTTAAGAAACTACGCAATAGCCGCCTTTGATATCCTAAATCCACCCCTAGATGCGATCAAAAGGATGCAAGAAACTGGAAGCAGTAAGCCAAAAGCAGTAGCGCAAGGGGCAAAGGTAGCGCAAGGAACACCAAGACGAAGCGGATTAGCCAGTAAAGGAGTTCAGCTATGAGCAGATTAACAGACCTACAGACTCGTCTTCAACAATACACGGCCTGTGAGACCGCCATATTAGACGGGGCACAGAGCTATGGTGTCGGTTCTCGCAATCTAACGAGAGCAAATCTCAAGGAAATAGCCGACATGATCAAATATTTAGAACAAGAAATAACCGCCGAGGAAGCCAAAGCGTCAGGTAAACGGCGCAACTGGTCCGGCGGAATTATTCCTAGAGACTTTTAGGAGGGGGTAAGACGTGAATATTTTTGATCGGGCAATATCAGCAGTCGCCCCCGTTGCGGCACTAAGGAGAATGGCCGCAAGGAAAACTATACAATTCATGAACTACGGATATAGTGAGGGTGGCGCATCCGGTCAGAAGAAATCCATGCGCGGCTGGTTAACAAATGCGACATCACCAAAGGATGACATCGATTCAAACCTTAATACTCTGTGCGCGAGATCTCGTAATCTTTACATGACGGCCCCCCTGGCAAATGCGGCTTTAAAAACGATTAAGACAAATGTTGTTGGCCCGGGGTTGAAGTTGAAGTGTCACATCGATGCCGAACGATTAGGGATAACAGAAGATCAAGCAAGTGTAATGGGGCAAGAAATCGAACGAGAATTTTCACTTTGGTCAGAAAGTAAACACTGTGATGCGCTAAAGATGAACGACTTCAATGACATGCAGGGATTGGCTTTTCTCGGGGCCATCATGAACGGTGACTCTTTCACTTTGTTCAAATACTCCAAACCTACATCTTGGATGCCTTACGGGTTAAGGCTGCACGTCATCGAGGGTGATCGTGTTTCGAGTCCTTACTCATCAATTATGGTATCAGGTAACGTCGATGCGATAAACCCAACTAACCAGAACCGAATCATATCGGGGCTTGAATTAGATTCAGATGGTGCAGTGATCGCTTATCACGTCTCGAATCATTACGCCATCTCGACCGGCCTTGATTCCAGTACGCCGAGGACATGGCAAAGGATTGAGGCCTTTGGTAAAAACACCGGTCGCCCCAATGTCCTGCACCTCATGGAAACTGAGCGAGCAGAGCAACGTCGTGGAGTCCCAGTACTTGCGCCAGTCATCGAAACCCTGAAGCAACTCACGAGATACACCGAAGCAGAACTCATGGCATCGGTTGTTGCTGGCATGTTCACGGTATTCGTTAAGACTACAGGACCGACATCTGATATGCCTTTGGGCGGCATGGTTCCGGAGGAAGATCAAGTCGCGTCCTCAGATCCAACGGTCTACGAAATGGCGAACGCTGGTGTTAATGTCTTAGGACCAGGGGAATCGATTGAGATAGCGAATCCTGGTAGGCCGAACAGTCAGTTTGATGCTTTTGTAACCTCTTTAACTACGCAGATTGGTGCATCCCTTGAAATACCACGCGAGTTATTGCTCAAGGCATTCACATCTTCGTATAGTGCAAGTCGCGCAGCGTTACTTGAGGCTTATAAAATGTTCAGAACTCGGAGGACATGGGTGGCGAAAGAATTTAACCAGCCCGTATTCGAGGAATGGATGGACGAAGCTGTTGGAAGTGGGCGAATCAAGGCCCCTGGATACTTCAATGATCCTGCAATCCGGAGAGCTTATTTGCGCTCGGAGTGGACAGGCCTTGCTCCAGGTATGCTTAACCCAAGTGTTGAAGTAGCTGCAGCCGGGAAGCGGATTGGGTTAGGCCTCTCTACTCGTGAGAAAGAAACAATCGAGCTTACAGGTGGAGATTTCAATCGCAACCTAAAACAGCTTACCCGGGAAGCTGCACAGATGAGAGAAGCTGGACTAATGGAGGAGATTGATGCAGGGATTCAAGTGGTTCAGCGGGTTGACCCTTGATGCACATTTAAATTGAGAAAACTGTCAATTTGGCGCTCTGATTAATTAGAGCGTTTTTCTTATGTTGAGAGGAGTTGATAATATTGACATTTTGGAACTTTGCAATTAGTCCGGAAAAAGATAATGAAGTAGAACTTCGCATTGAGGGTGACATCGTCAGTGCTGATGACGCATGGCTGTATGAATGGTTTGGCATTCCGGTGGCCTCGAAAAATGCATTTAGAACTGAATTATCCAAGCACAAGGGCAAGGACATAGTCCTCTGGGTTGACTCTAATGGCGGAGATGTTTTTGCTGCAACCGGAATGTATAACGCATTGATGGAACACAAGAAGGATGGCGCAAAGATAACCTCAAAGACTGAGAAGGCCATGAGCGCTGCAACTATTCCGATAATGGCTGCAGATGAAAGACTGGTATCTCCCGGGTCAATGACAATGGTTCATAATCCTCTTACGGGGATCCGTGGCTATGCCTCTGATCTAAGGAAAACTGCAGATGTACTCGACGAAGTTAAAGAGGCCATCATCAATGCTTATCAGCTCGGGACAGGCAGACCAAGGGAAGATATCTCTCGAATGATGGATAACGAGACATACATGAGCGCAAGTACAGCGGTCAATGAAGGCTTTGCGACAGGAATACTATACACAGACAAGCAAACCTCAGAGCCCATCGAGAATGCGTTCATGTTCAGTCGACAATTGTCCATTCAAAATACTGTCACCGACTCAATGAAACGGTTCTTTGCTGAACACGGAAAACCCCAAACTCCGCCGGTAACTGCTACAACTATACCGCCAGTGGTTACTGCTGCTGTAATACCAACTACACAAAATCAAAAGGAGAGTGAGAACCCAGTGGATATTAAAGATATTAAAAACCTCGAAGAACTTCGCCAGCATCTCCCTGAGCTATGCAACCAGTTGGAAACCTCAGCTCAAGCCACAGCGCAGGCAGCGCACGTCACAGCTCAAGCCACAGCACAAACCGCAGAGCGAAATCGAATTAAGGCTATCGATGAAATTTCCGCGCTTATTGATCCCGCCTTGGTAGCTAAGGCTAAATACGATGAGCCAATCACAGCGGAGGCGCTGGCGTTTCAGGCGTTTAAATCAAATGCAGCCAAGGGAGAAACTTATGTAGCAACGCGCACTGCAGAGGTGCAAAACTCTGGAGCCTCCGGAGTAGCGGCAACCGCAACGACAGCTACCGATGAAGAACAAGCGGCACTGGCCGAAGCTGCAATCGTTAACCGCGTTGCGACTTCAGCTAACCAAAAAAGAAAGGTGGAAGCTAACTAATGGCAAAGCAACTTTATGAAGTAGATGCAACTCCGGCCAAGTACGACAATCTGTTTGCCGATCTTGTTATTAACGTTTTAACCAAGGGCGTAACCCTTAAAGCGGCTCAGGGAATTGTGAAACGCGGATCAGTCTTAGGTTTAATCACATTGGCAGTCGGTACCATCGTTAAAACAGTAGCGAACACAGGTGACCCGGTCATTGCGACAGCCACATTAGCCGCAAATGCCCAAAAAGGGGCATACAGAGTAACTTGTATTACAGCCCCGACTGCTGGTGGCGCAAACAATGCAGTGTTCTCCGTATTCGCGCCAGACGGTCCACGCCTTGCCGATGTCGTTCAGAACGTTAACTATGCAGGCGGTCACTTGGTATTTAAAGTTCCAGTCGTAACGGCTGTCGATAGTATTGTTGGTGACTCGTTCACAATCAACGTAATCGCGGGCTCTGGCTTGGCAGTTATCGTTGATAAAACGGCTGTCGATGGCAGTAGCTTGGCTGACTCCATTTTATCCGATGACGTTGATACCGGAGCTGTCGGCACAACCGATGATATCCCTTATGCGGCCTACACATCCGGCCATTTCAACCGTAATGCCCTTACCTTTGCTGCTGGAAATACCGCGGCAGACCACGAAGATCGATTACGTGACGTTGGTATTGTCCTTAAAGACAATATCGCGTACTAAGAAGGAGGTAGAATAAATTGGATTTAAATATTTATCGTACACAGACTCTCTTGAAGGCCGTCAGAATTATGCTTCCGGCTCATTCGTTTCTGCGTTCAACGTTCTTCCCTGGTCAAACAACCTTTATCACAGAGGACGTTCTAATTGATTACAAAAAGAGCAAGCGCAAAATGGCTCCCTTCGTAGCACCAAGAGCCGGCGGCATCACGATGGAACGTCAAGGCTATACCGTCCAACGATATACTGCACCACGGATTGCACCACAGCGAATGATCACGATCGATGACATTATGATCCGTGGCATGGGCGAGAATATGTTCAGTCAACAAACCCCGGCTAACCGTCAAGCGGATCTCCTCGGTCAAGATCTTTTCGAACTGGATGAAATGATCGCTCGCCGTGAAGAATGGATGATTCGTGAAATCCTGTTTGGTGGAAAAATCACCATGAAAGGGTTCGTCGACAAGACACTAACTCAAACCGTTGACCAAGAGTTGGATTATCAATTCGACAACAGTATTGTTTTAGAGTCTGCTGATCTCTGGAGCGCAGATACATCCACCAAATATGAAGATCTAAAGGCATGGCGCTTGCAGGTCATCCAGAAGTCCGGTTTCTCGCCAAAGATCGTAATTTTTGGGCAGGATGCCAGCACAGCATTTGTCAATGATGCTGAGATCCAGAAGAAACTGAATCAATTTAACGGAACTCTCGCCATAATGAAGCCGTCGGTTATCGACGACGCGGTTACCTATATCGGCGTTCTGCCCGAGCTTGGCCTAGAGCTCTATACCTACAACGAGTGGTACATTGACGATGCAGGCGTAGAAAAACCCATGATTCCGACCGACCATGTCCTAATGGGTCGCAAGAAAATGGGTGAAATGCTCTACGGTGCTGTCACTCAGCTTGAGGGTGGTCAATTCGTAACGATCGAAGGAACTCGGGTACCAAAATCTTGGGCTAATGATGAAAACGACCAGCGTTTAATTCGTTTGATCTCTAGTCCAGTTCCTCGCCCGGATGACATTGACGCATGGCTCGTTGCTAAAGTGCTGTAGGAGGAATAAATATGGCTGTAGTAGTGAGTAAAAGAGGAGTCAAGGTCAAGGCTAACGGAAAATATCACGGCATTGGCGAAACCATAAGCGGATTAACTGAAGCAGAAGAGAAACGACTAGTAGATGGAGGGACATGCAAGTATGGTCCCTCCTCTACTGTTTCCCTGGATCAAGAGGCAACAGCTCCATCTCCGGAGGAAGCGAAAGTAATCGAGACTCCGGAAGGGAAAAAGGTACCCGAGGGGACAAAAGAAGCAAAGGCAAGTAAAGCATCGGGGAATAAGAAAAGCAAAGAAGTCGATGAGCAATCAGACG